AATTCATGGGCTGGAACAATATGACAATCATGGACGGCCTGCGCAATATCGTTGCCAACCTCGGAACGGACCGTGACAAGGCGGCGCACAGCCATTATTACAACACCACGATTGCCGACGATCAGCTTGTCGCCATGTACCGCACCAGTGCCATTGCCCGCAACGTGGTGGACCTGCCCGCAGAGGATGCGACCCGCGAATGGCGGGAATGGCAGGCCGATGCGGAACAGATCACGGCAATCGAGGCTGAGGAAAAGCGTCTGGGATTGCAGGGTAAGACGATGCAGAACCTGAAGCGGGCCCGGCTGTTTGGCGGCGCTGCCATATATATCGGCACGCGCGACCTAGACGCATCAAAACCGCTGGATCCGGCCCGGATCGGCAAGGGTGGCCTGCAATATCTCGCCGTATTGAACCGGTCGGAAATTACGGCGGGGGCAATCCAGCGCGACCCGCGCCTGCCTGGGTTTGGCAAACCGGTCATGTATCGGATGAACCCTGCCACCGGCGCATCGGTGGAAATCCACCCCAGCCGCCTTGTCATTGCCACGGGCGAGGAAGTGCCAGACGATAGATACTCAGCACATCCCGGATGGGGTGACAGCACGTTGAACGCCACGATCAGCGCCGTGCGGAACCTGGACGCCACAATCGCCAACGTCGTATCGCTGGTATTTGAAGCCAAAATTGACGTGATCGGCATCAACGGATTCAACGAAGGGCTGCGCAGCGGTGGCCAGTCGTATGAGGATGTTGTGCTGGCCCGAACCAGCCTGACCGCGCGCGGCAAGGGCATCAACGGCGCGCTGCTGATGGACGCCGAGGACACATACGATCAGAAAACCGCAAGCTTTGCCACGCTGCCGGACATCATTGATCGCTTCATGCAGATGGTGGCGTCTGCATCTGGCATACCTATGACCCGGCTGTTTGGCATTTCAGCGGCTGGATTGAACGCAACAGGCGCGGGCGATGAGAAAGTTTATTTTGATCGGGTCCGCGTCATGCAAACGCTTGATTTGGACCCGGCCATGGAAATTTTGAATGAATGCCTGATCCGGTCGGCGCTGGGCAATCGCCCGCCCGAATTGCATTGGACGTGGCGCCCGCTATTCCAGCCAACGGCAAAAGAACGGGCCGACATGGGTAAAGTTCTGGTTGACAGCGTGAAAGTTCTTTATGACATGGACATCTTGCCAGAAGAGGCGCTTGCGGATACAATCGTAAACACACTGACCGAAAGCGGGGCATTCCCGGGGCTTGAGGGCAAAGTGAAAGAGTTTTTTAACGTGGTGGAGTCAGACGAATGAAAATGACAGACGCAGCCACGCTTACAGGTGCCCGCGTCACAGACGAGGGCTATCTTGTCGCCAATGTTCGCACCGCCCGCATCGGCACGCAAGATTATCTTGGCTCTGAGTTGGACCGTCCCGATTTGGAAAAGGTGACAGTTTACCGCGACGAGTCGGAGGTGTTCCGCAAGGCATCGCTGCAAACCTTCGGCATGTTGCCGGTCACTGATGACCACCCCGCTGATCTGGTAACGGCTGACACGGCCCGGATGGTGTCGGTTGGCACGACAAACGAGGAAGTTTTACGCGACGGTGAGTACCTGCGGATCGGGATCAAGCTGACCGACGCCGCCACGATCCGCAAAGTGCAGGACGGCAAGCGTGAATTGAGCGTTGGATATGTGTCGGAACTGGTCTGGGGCGACGGCATCGCGCCGGACGGGACCGCGTATCAGGCGCGGCAAACAAACATCGTGGGAAACCACATCGCTATTGTGGCAGCCGGACGCGCTGGCCCACTGGCAAGAATCGGTGACAGTCAACCAATCACTGTAGCGCGGTGGGGCGCATCCCCCATCACAGACGAAAAGGACGTAATCATGGCAGACGCCATCCAAACGCGGACAGTCCTGATTGACGGTCTCTCCGTCGTCACGACCGACGCGGGCGCGCAGGCGCTTGAAAAGCTGCAAAAAACCATCACCGATGGCCAGACGGCACTGGCCGCCAAGGACGGCGAAATGGCGGCCAAGGACGTCGAACTGGCGGCCAAGGACGCCAAGATTGCCGAAATGACCAAGGCCACATTGTCCGACGCGGATCTTGACGCCAAGGTCGCTGCCCGCGCTGATCTGATCGGCAAGGCCAAGGCAATCGCCAAGGACGTGGCAACCACCGGTCTGTCTGACGCTGCCATTCGCAAGGCCGCTGTCGTGGCGGTTCTGGGCGATGCTGCAATTGCCGGCAAATCCGACGCCTATGTCGATGCGCGCTTTGACATTCTGTCAGAGGATGCGGCCAAGGGCGACCCGGTGGCCGATGCCCTTAAGCAGGCACCCGCGCAAGTCACCAGCTTGGACGACGCCTATGCGGCCCGTGACACCGCACTGAACGACGCATGGAAACCCGCAATCGTAAAGGGGGCTTAAATTATGCCTATTTCTGATACCGTTGGCACATATTCGGGCCAAACCGCTCTGGGGTATGCTGGCATGATTGCCGAAGCCCAGATGATCAAGGACGTTGCATCCAAAGCAGTCACAACCGCAGTGGTACCTTTCGGGCGTGCTGTTGGACGTGATGGCACGAGTCCCAACACCGTCAAACTTGGCGGCACCGGCTTTGAGGGCATCACCGTTGCAGACAAAACCCGCACCGACGATCAGTATGCAATCGGTGAAATGGCAGGGGTTTTGCGCAAAGGCACAATCTGGGTCGTTGCTGATGGCGCCGTGACTACCGCCGGTCCAGTGACATTCACTGTCGCCACCGGCGTCATTGGCGCAAGGGAAGTTGCCTCAGGTATTGTGGCAATTGCCGGTGCAAAATTTGAAACGGCAGGCGCTGATGGCGATCTTGTCCGCGTCTATCTGCCGTAAGGAGGCATCAACATGAACAAACAGATGATCATGGACGCGCCAGCCGCACTTGGCTTTGTCGTTTCCCAACGTTCGCACATCGAAACCGAAGTGCTGAAAAAACCATACCCGGCGATTCGCTACGCCGAGTTGATTCCGGTCGATACATCGGCCAACCCCTTCGCGGCATCCGTAACGTTCTTTTCTCAGGACGCTGTGGGTCGGGCGAAATTCATCAACGGCAAAGGAGATGACATCCCGCTGGTGAATATCACAGGTTCCAAGTTTGAGCAGACCGTCAACATGGCGGGCGTGGGCTATTCCTTCTCACTTGAAGAAATCGGCGCGGCTCAGATGATGGGCAGCAACCTTTCATCTGACGGGGCCGACGCGGCACGTCTTGCTTACGAGCAATTCGTGGATGAGGTGGCTTTTGTTGGTGACACCACAATCGGCGTTGAGGGTCTCTACAACACTACGGGCATCACGTCCGTGGCTGCAGGTGCTACGTTTGCAGCGTCTACCCCTCAAGCTGTTCTGGCGATCATCAACACCGCTCTGACTGGCATCATGACTGCCACACAGGGCATTGAGATGGCAGACACTGTCGCGCTGCCATTGGCTGCCTATGGTGACGTTGCAACCCGCCAGATTGCACCGGAAAGCAGCATGACGATCTTGCAGTTTATTCAGCAGGCAAACGTCTACACTGCCATGACGGGCCGCCCTCTGACCATCGTTGGCGACCGCCGACTGACTACAAAGATGGTATCATACCGCCGTGATCCGGGCGTGTTGAAACTGTCCATGCCTATGCCTCTGCAATTCATTCCTCCGCAGACGGTGAACCTTGAGGTTAAGGTGCTGGGCATGTTCCGGTTTGCGCCGGTCAATATCCGTCGTCCTGGCGCTGTGCGCTATACGACGGGCGTGGTTGCATAATGACCATCCACTCTAACACATCGGGCGGGTTGTTAATCCTGCCCGATGGCACCGAGATTGCTAACGGTGCTAATGCAGAGATTCCTGCCGCAATGGCAAAGAATGCGGGCGTTGCAGAATGGTTGGCGAGCGGTTGGCTTGTGCCAGTGAAAGCTGACGCCAAGGTCGCACAGCCTGCAATGCCGACCGGCAAGAAATAACCAACGGGCGGGCTGTCATGGTCCGCCCGAGCAACCATAGGGGCGTCACATGATCGGCACCGTCACAGCACTGATCGCATATGCCGGGGCGCGCGGCACGGTAATCGCTGACAACGCCGCAACGCTGCAGGCGCTGGTCCGGGCGTCAGATTACATCCAATTCACATATCTAACCGGATCGACCTGCACCGTTGCCAGCGACAATGTTGAGGAAGCCACATACGAGGCGGCCATTGCCGAGGTAGCAACGCCGGGCATCTGGACAAAGACATTCACGCCAGCAGATCAGAAAGTTCTTGTCGGCGTGGGCGATATTAAATGGCAAGTGACGGGTGACGCCAGCAAGGGCGGCGCGTCCGTTCCAAGGTCCACCAAAATTGAAACCATGTTGCGCCAGTGCATCGGCGGCGGGCTTTACGGTTACTCGACCGGCCCGAGGCTGGTATGAGCGGGGCCGCCATAGCCGCTGAAGTCGCGCTGGCCTACGCTGAGGCAGGCCGTGATGCGGGCGACGGGCTTGGGGCGGTGTCTGTAAGGATAACCCGGCCAGGGCAGCCCACAGGACCCTCATGGAACCCCACACCCGGCGCGCCAGTGGTTCACACCTTCACGGCCAAGCCATCCGCCAAGGCTTACACACAACGGACAGGCTTGGCATTGGGTGCGGGTGAGTTGGTCTATTCGCTGGTGAACCACGGCGTGACGATTACCCCTAGCACGTCCGATGTGCTGACAATCGACGGCGTGAATTGGCCCGTGCAAGAAGTTATCCCGATGGACTCGGCGGGCTTTGTTATTTCTTGGCTTGTGAGGGTGAGCAAATGACCGTTGTTCCGGCGCGCGTTGATCTGAAAATCTACCAAGGCTCTGACTTTTTGCAGGTCGTGACATTCCTGCAAACCGAGGGCGGAACGCCTGTCGATCTGACGGGGCTGACCGGGCGTATGCAAATTCGCCAGACTGTTGCATCCTCTGAAATTATTATGGACCTGACCACTGCCAACGGGCGGCTGACATTCGGTGGCACCAATGGCGTTGTGACGATGACGTTAAACGCAACGGAAACGGCCACGATCTTGACGGATGGCGTTTACGATTTGGAATTTGTGACAAGCGCGACCAGCGCCGCCCGTTGGCTTGAAGGGCTTGTGATACTGAGCAAGGAGGTCACGCGATGACAGCCGTCGTAATCCAGCAGGCCGCGCCGACGCAGGTTGTCGTTTCGTTACCTGCCGCGCCAAGGGCGGTCGTTGTGGGTATTCAGGGGCCGCCGGGCGCGGATGGCACGTCTTCACTTACCATCGACCCACAGGCGGGTAATCTCCT